GAAAGTAAAAGGTATTATAAAATTACTAGCGCCATCGTATATAGTCCTAGTAACTGCGATATTTGACTTTCCCCATTGGTTCTATGGCAATAATTCAATGGCTTTGCGTAACTCACGTAATTCCTTATGTGTATAAACTTTTGTAGTTATATCACCATGTTTATGCCCAAGAATAGCACGAATAGCAGTAGGTGATGCACCATACTTATCTAGTAGAGTAGCTAATGTATGACGGCAGTCATGAGTTGAATGGGAACAGTTGATAACCGTCATTACTGATTTAAACTGCTTGCTAAATTGAGCATAAGAAACAGGTAATATTTTATCTGATGTATTGTGATATAAGGTTGTAACTATTGGCAATATTCGATTATGAATAGGGATTAGACGATTACGGCCAGCCTCAGTTTTGGATTGACGAATTATAAGGCATCTAGTTCGGAGGTTAATATCTGTCTTACGTAATGATAACAATTCGCCACATCTCATTCCTGTATATAGGAGTATTAAAATGCCATATGTATCGGAAGTATCAAGACACCACAATCGGTTAATTTGTTGACGAGTGAATGGCTTATGGGGATATACGCTAACATCATGGCCAAGGTTTAGGAAGGAAGTGTAATCTTTAATATCAATATCATTAACAATTGCATATTTAGATAATAATGAAAGTAATGTACGCACCTTCTTGGCAGATGCATAGGAAAGACCATTATCTCTCATATTATCAATAACGCATTGCATATCAGAATATTTAATTAAGTTAATAGGAATATTAGCAATTGATTGAATATGATCATAGGCAATGCGATATGATTCGATGGCTGATTTACTCACAATCTCAATGCGAGTAGGCAGCCATTTTTCGTACAAACTTTTAAACGTTTCGACACATGCACTTTTTCGGTGCATGCGAAGATATACATTTCTTGGATAGTGCTTAATAGTGCTATTCATTGTTATAGCCTTTCATTAAATAGGAGGTATATATGAATAATTATATCCATGTACTTGATGCGGAAGGGAAACGCATTACATCAATTGTAGATAATATGTTAGAACCAGTAGGAGAAGAAACATTGCTGAAACAAGCAAAGGAACAGTATCCTACTGCTAATAGTTATATATATGGTAATGATGCTATGCTTGATGAATTTTTAAATGGTAAAGCATATGTAAATGGTTTATTCGTTAATATTCCTGTAACAGTATATGAACCGACAAAAGCGGAACGTATTGCACAAATCCGTAAGTATTATGACGAACGATTTGCAACGCTAGACCAAGCATTACTACGCAGACGGTTGGCTAATGTGCCATATGATGATTTACAAGAACAATTTAAGAAACTCAATGACGAAATGGTAGCTAAGATCAAGGAGGTCAAATAATGGATAACTACGAAATCAAATCTGATGTACCAGTGATGCACTTTTGTGAATACTGTTGGGCAACTTTGAACGAAGACGGTACTTGCCCTACAGATGGGTGTATCCATAATGAGTTAATGGAGTTAGATAATGATGTCAAACCAAATCAAAACAGTTGATGAAGAATGGCATATTGCCAGTGATTGGTGTAGAGCATATCAACTACAAGAAGGAGTTGATATAAGCAATGCAAGGGCGGTATGTAAATTCAGAGATGATATGGACAATATACTTGCGGTGGCAGATTGTCATATTCAAGATAATGTAATTATTGTAGAAGTATTGGGCCGTACAAATAGTAAAGTGCATCAATTTGTTAAAAAAGGTCGATACGATGTGTTTATTATCATCGGCGAACACCAATATAAAGTAGTGATGGGGAAATTAACCATCATTCATGACGTATCAATGCATTAGGGGGTAATAATATGCAAAATAATGAAGAATATACAGTAGTTGATATTCAAGCGAAAGTGCCTAAAGTAGTAGATGTAATAATTCCAATTGCACAGGGATTGCGAGGAGGTAAAGGTGATAAGGGCGATCCATTCCGATATGAGGATTTTACGGCCGAACAGTTAGAATCTCTAAAGGGCCCTAAGGGGAATGATGGTATAGGGTTGGATGTAGCACAATTAACGAATGCATTAAAAGGAATAGGATTAATGCCTACAGGTAGTGATGTCTATCAATTAATTACTGAGGCGTTAATTGATGTTAGAAACGGTGCTGATATTGGTGATTCGAATCATTGGGGGCAAAAAGAATTCACAGATTTCTTTACTCCATTACGTTTAGGTGATACTAAATTACGAGGTTCAATTCCTACTGGATTTTATACTAGCATTAATGACCAAGACCTCCGACAATGGGATGGTAGAGGTTTAAGACAAGATGCACATATTGATGTTCCGACAGATTCGGAAGATTTCACTGTTGAATTATATTTGCCAAATGAAGAAAAGATATGTACTTTCACAGTGCGAGTTCCGCAAGCACCAAAATATACAGCACCTAATATGCCAAATGGATTGACAATGATTTCTGAATACACAGATAAAAATAACGCAAAATGGGCTGTATACGATGAAGAAGATGATTTAACAGGCACTCATCATCAAATTGCATATTGTGATATTAGTAATGTTTATAATAATACTAACTTTAATACCTTATCGGTTCAAAACGCACATAATTTGTATAGAATTGTGATGTATGCAACTAAGCCTGTTACAGTTTGGACAGATTCTGAAATTAAAGCCCCTACAGGTGCTACTCTTGAATATCACAATAAAGAACTCATTACTATCAATAAAGCAGTTGATGATTTATAAGAGGTGGTTGCATGTGGACATGGCAAGTTGAATTAGATGATATTCTAACAACACTATCAATTATTGCAATTATAGGCGGTGCAAGTTACCGCCTTTTAATTTTACCTATTCTGACACGGATAAGTGATGAACGCATGCAAGATAATTTGATATTCACTGAACGCATGGGTGCATTGAATCAAACATTGCTTGAATTAAAAGATGAAATCAAGCTATCTAGGGTGCAACGTACAAAGGCTTATACGGAACACGTGAAATTAACTGCACGTGTTGATGGAATAGAAAATAGGGTTGATGAGTTAAGAGGTGATTTCCATGAATTTACCAACAAAACTCATTGATTCAGCAAAGAAAATATATACTTCGGTTAGGGTGGCGAAAGTCCACCCTACTTTAGTATGGGGAGCGAGAATACTTATACTTATCATGCTAACACCAATTATATTGGCCACGATGACTTACGCTATTTCTTTTTACGTAGGAGAAATTTCTAGTGCGAACGATAAGATCATAACGATGGGAGCATTTCTAATTGACCATATGTTTGGAGCACCAGGTGTAATCGCATCGCTTACAGGATTAATATGGCTTAGTGTTGATAGAAATGGTGATGGTATTCCAGATAAATTAGAAGAACAGCCTAAATTACCACCACTACCTAACATGACAGAAAGGAGTGATAAGAATGAAAAAAGGGTTTGATATTTCAGCATGGCAAGAGGAGGAAAACGGAACACCTTATTATGATGAGTGCCGCATGCAACGAGCCAAAGAAGAAGGCAATGAATTTGTAATTATAAAATTAGGTGAAAACTATAATGTTGATGATTTCTTTGAGCAACATATCACAGCAGCATTAAATATAGGTCTTGAAGTTGGTGTATATTATTTTAGCCATGCATATGATGAGGCAACCGCAGTACAAGAGGCGGAATGGGTGATTAACACGCTCAATAGCTATGGATATACTGATTACCATTTGCAAGCTGGAATTTGGTATGACTACGAGGAGCATCGCCAATTACGTAATATGATTAATGCTGGTGCTTTAACTAGTCAAGGAATGACGAATTGTATTAGTCGATTTGTAAACACATTATGGAGTGCAGGATTTCAAAATGTAGGTGTGTATAGCGGATATTCTCTATTGTGGGATGAAACATATGCATATAGTCAAATGCCAAGCGTTCCTGTATGGTGTGCACAATATGATTCACAATGTGATTATCCAAATATCAAAATATGGCAATATAGCGATTGCGGAATGGTAGCTGACAAAGAAGTTGATGTCAACTACATGTATGACTAGGGGGAAGTATGAATGACAAAATCAAAAACTTTATTCACGCTCATTACATCTCTGTTCCTATTTGTATTGTTATTATTATCGC